CGTAACGCAATTACTTCATTCAGAGCCTGGGGACAAGGCCCAGTACTGGCTGCAATGAAAGGTCTGGACATATTTGAAATCAATAACAGCGCAGATGCTTACAGCGTCATCGATTGGCTAGATGAAAACTACGACAGTATTTTTGACAACGGAGGCTTAGGTGGTAGCAGCGGTGTGCCTCAAGCCCCTGAAAATGCATACGAGGCAAAAGAAATGGACATTGCTTATACCCCTAAGTATGGTAAAGATTCTTCAATTAAAATCCAGGCTTATGGTGGCTTTAAAAATAAAGTAGATGCATCGCCTACCTTTGACTTTAGTGCATTCACTAATTCATCAACTTCCAATTCATTATACGATATCTCATGAATATTTCGTACGGGCAACATTCGCAGGCTAAAGATTATTTTGGTCATGCTGACTATTACCACCATAAAAATGCTGGCATGTCATCCCAAGGATTACTTGATTGGGTGAATAGCAATATGGACAAGTTCAGTTACGGTCCACGTAACCAACCTGGTGGTGGAGGTCTCTACGACATGATGGTTAGGGATGCTCAAATGGATAATTTGATGAAGATCTCAGCCCGACGTGAGGCTGCTTATCAACCACCTGCTTACCAAACTCCCAACATTCCTGACCCAAAAGCTTTGACTACTTCAGCAACTGCAGTAGGTGGCTCAGCTAAGGGTGTAAAAATTAAACGATCCAAGAATGCAAAAGCTGGTAACAATACACGTGGCACCCGTTCATTAAACAGGTCCTCACGTAATACACAAATGCAAATTAGTAATCTTAATCTGGCATGAATGCAAAAAAGCGCTACGACGTTTTAAGTTCGGAGCGTTCTCAATTTCTAGACGTAGCAGAACAAGCAGGTAACCTAACCCTTCCTTATCTAATTAGAGGTGAGGAAGATCCTACTGGTGGCATGAGGAAACTCAAGACCCCTTGGCAATCAATTGGTGCTAAAGGTGTTGTCACTCTTGCAAGTAAATTAATGCTTGCACTTCTTCCTCCACAGACTAGCTTCTTCAAGCTACAAATGGATGATCAAGCTTTAGGTGAAATTGGTGCAGACCCTGCAATTAAGTCAGAGCTTGACCTCTCTTTCGCCAGGATTGAACGAACCATTCTCGAATCAATTGCTGCCTCGGATGACCGTGTTGTCATTCATCAGGCTCTAAAGCATTTGGTTGTGACTGGTAATGCTTTGATCTTTATGGGTAAAAAGAGTTTGAAGCTTTATCCACTTAATCGCTATGTCATTGATCGTGATGGGAACGGCAATGTAATTGAAATCGTCACAAAGGAACGAATCAATAAGACACTAATTGAGGATCTACTCCCTAAAGAGAAAGAACCCAATCGTGTTTCAGATGAGTACAACGCTCAATCAAATCAATGCGATGTTTTTACGCATGTCAAGCGAGACAATAATCGTGTCGTTTGGCACCAGGAAGTATTCGGAAAAATTATTCCTGGATCGCAAGGTAAAGCACCCCTAGATGCTAACCCTTGGATTGCATTGAGGTTTAACACAGTAGATGCTGAGCCTTACGGTAGGGGCAAAGTCGAAGAATTTATGGGCGATCTTAAGTCCATGGAATCTTTGAGCCAAGCCCTTGTTGAAGGCTCAGCTGCAGCGGCTAAGGTCGTATTTACTGTCAGTCCCTCAAGTACAACAAAACCATCCACACTTGCACAAGCTGGTAATGGTGCGATTATTCAAGGTCGACCTGATGACATTGGTGTCGTTCAGGTTGGTAAGACAGCAGATTTTGCTACTGCTTATCAACTTGCACAGACATTAGAACGTCGTCTATCCGAAGCATTCTTAGTTCTTTCTGTCCGACAGAGTGAACGCACTACTGCTGAAGAAGTGCGGATGACACAGATGGAGTTGGAGCAACAACTAGGCGGATTATTTAGTCTGTTGACTGTTGACTTCCTTGTTCCATATCTTAATCGTAAGCTGTCAGTCTTCCAAAAGACTGGAGAAATCCCCAAGATTCCAAAAGGTATTGTCAAGCCAACAATTGTTGCTGGTATCAATGCCTTGGGACGCGGTCAAGATCGTGAAAGCTTGGGACAGTTCATGGGCACCATTGCGCAAACCATTGGTCCTGAAGCATTAATACGTTACATCAATCCTGAAGAAGTAATCAAACGTTTGGCTGCTGCTCAAGGTATTGATGTCCTAAATCTTGTAAAAACACAGGAACAATTGCAAGCTGAAATGCAGCAACAGATGCAGCAACAGCAAGGCATGGAAATCACTAAACAAGCAGGTCAATTTGCTGCAATTGAGCAAAAAGAAAACGAAGCACAAATGAATGCTCAACAAGCACCTGCTGAATCTCAATAATAACTAATGACAACTTTATCTTATGACTCATCCGAGTCAGCTCCCGGCGAACTAAATGCTGAAGAGCAAGAATCTTTGGCACTTGGCGAACAAATGGAAGCCGAGCAAAGTAAAATGCTTGCCGGTAAATTTAGAGATGCTGAACAACTTGAGTCTGCTTATCTAGAACTTCAAAAGAAACTCGGATCTTCCACTGATTCAGAAGATGATACTGAAATCATTGATGATCAATCTGATGCTGAACAATCCTCTGATTTTTTAGATACTCTATGGGCAGAAGCTCAAGATGAATTTTCAGAAGAAACTCTTAATGAGCTTTCTGAAATGGATCCAAAAGATCTTGCTGATATGTATCTCGACTATCGAGACACTGTAGAGCAAAACACTCAGTCTTCTGATTTTTCGGATGAAGATATCACCAATCTTCAGCAATCAGCTGGCGGACCAAATGAATATAAAGCAATGCTTGGTTGGGCACAAGACAACTTGTCTCAACAAGAAATTGATATGTATGACTCCGTCATGGACCGTGGAGATCCGCAAGCAGCTTTCTTTGCTGTCCAAGCACTTCGTTATCGATACGTTGATTCGGTCGGAAGTGATGGTCAGATGTTGACTGGCCGACCTGCTACGGATTCTAAGGATGTCTTCCGTAGTCAGGCAGAACTTGTGCAAGCCATGAGTGACTCTCGATATGAAAGTGATCCTGCATATCGCTCAGACCTCCTTGAAAAACTTGATCGATCTGATCTCAACTTCTAATAAATTTACTTACTATTACAATGAAAATTTTTGCTATCCTCCCTGCCGTACTTATGGCTGCAACACCTGCTTTTGCTGGTCCTTATGTAAACGTAGAGGCAAACTCTGGCTTCAGTGGTACTGATTATAGTGGCACTGTGATTGACAACCATGTTGGTTACGAAAGTGGCAACTGGTATATCCAAGCGGGACCTAGCATCGTCTCACCTGATGGTGGTGACAGCACTGTTGAACTATCTGGTAAAGCAGGTGGCGGTGTACCTTTGACTGAAAAGCTCGGGGCATATGGTGAAGTTTCCTTTATGACAGGTGACGACAACAACAGCTACGGCACCAAGCTGGGCCTTAAGTACAGCTTCTGATGAATAACTTTTCTGTGACTCGTAACGAAATTGCAGAGCAGTTGAATGGTCGTCTTGCAATGCTGGGCGTCATTGCTGCTCTTGGTGCTTATGCACTGACTGGACAGATTATCCCTGGAGTTTGGTAATGCCACAAGTAAATGGTAAAAAGTATCCTTACACTGCCGCTGGTATGAAGGCTGCTGCTAACGCTAAAAAAAAGAAGTCAACTAAGAAACCCGCTGGGAAAAAGTACTGATGGCTAAACCTGGATTGTACGCAAACATTCACGCTAAGCGCAAACGCATTGCTGCTGGTAGTGGAGAGAAGATGAGGAAGGCTGGCTCAGCTGGCGCACCAACAAAAGCTAACTTCAAACGCTCAGCAAAGACTGCAAGAAAAGCTAAATAGATTTAACGGAGGGTGCAATTCCCTCCCTAGCTATGGACAGCCAAGTCCTTAAAATGGTTTTACTTACCGGCGACAAGTACATGAACTCTTATTTTAATGACGACCTTTTCAACACTTTCACAACGACGTAATTCAACCTGGGAAGACTTCTGCCAGTGGGTTACATCTACAAACAACCGACTCTATGTAGGTTGGTTCGGGACACTGATGATCCCTTGCCTGCTTGCAGCTACTACCTGCTTCATCATTGCATTCATTGCAGCACCACCCGTCGATATTGACGGCATCCGTGAACCAGTTGCTGGTTCTCTTCTATATGGAAATAACATCATCTCCGGCGCTGTCGTGCCAAGCAGCAACGCCATCGGTTTGCACCTGTACCCAGTGTGGGAAGCGGGTTCTCTTGACGAATGGCTTTATAACGGCGGACCGTACCAGCTCGTGGTCTTCCACTTTCTGCTCGGTATCTTCTCTTACATGGGACGCGAATGGGAACTTAGTTACAGACTCGGAATGAGGCCCTGGATCTTTGTTGCTTACTCTGCTCCAGTCGCTGCTGCTACCGCAGTTTTCCTTGTCTACCCGCTTGGGCAGGGTAGTTTTTCAGACGGCATGCCTCTTGGCATTTCCGGTACGTTTAACTTCATGCTCGTCTTTCAGGCTGAACATAATATTCTTATGCATCCTTTCCACATGCTTGGTGTTGCCGGCGTATTTGGTGGGGCTTTGTTCTCAGCTATGCATGGCAGTTTGGTTACATCTTCCTTGGTCCGCGAGACTTCAGAAGAGATGTCACAGAATTATGGATATAAGTTTGGACAAGAAGAAGAGACTTACAACATTGTTGCAGCACACGGTTACTTTGGGAGACTTATCTTTCAGTATGCGTCTTTTAATAATAGCCGTAGTCTTCACTTCTTCCTTGCTGCTTGGCCCGTTGTGGGCATTTGGTTCACTGCCCTTGGTGTTTCTACTATGGCATTTAACCTAAATGGTCTTAACTTTAACCAGTCTATCCTGACTAATAATGGTCAGGTTGTAAACACATGGGCAGATGTTCTCAACCGTGCAAACCTTGGCTTTGAAGTTATGCACGAAAGGAATGCTCATAACTTCCCGCTTGATCTTGCAGCAAACAACATTGTTCCTGTTGCACTTAAAACACCTACTATTGGATAATAACTATGCCTGCCAACCATACGGGGCTTGCACGTAAAATGCAGCTTACTCGTCAAATTCAAAGAGCTACAATCAAAGGTGATAGACAGCTTGCTCAGAAACTGAGAACTGAGCTTAAGCAGCTTGAAAAGAAAACTAATTCCAAGTAAAGTACTCCGTGATCGCCTTGATATTGTTGGCAGTATTATCTGCTTTAGCTTTTATTTTGTGGGATCTTAGACCTAGTTCAACTAGGCATAAAAGATTTCCAAATTAGCGTCCGTTCATCTTCTTAATTATGGAATACGAGATCAGAGTCAACGATGCTTACGTTGATCTTATGCATAAGGCTGTTACGTTCTATTTAGACAAATGGCCAGGTGGAGAACCACAAGAGCAAGAAGCTTTGTTAGTTCTTAAAGCTCAACTAGACAAATTAAAACTTGAAGTCTTGTTCGACACAATGTAGAAGACGCATGCTACTAACAGTATGGAACGGGACTGTTAGATCTCCTTAGGAGGTAAACATCATGGTACGTATCGCTCGTCGTTACGTGTATCGCGGTGTCGCATACACCAAGTGATTAGTTAAGGCTAACGGGGAGGTTCGAGTCCTCCCTCACTTATTGGCATTGGCCCGTACGCGGATACCCTTTGCCGTCTAGACGGTGGGATAGACCACAAAATATTTCCAAGATCTTGGAGTCGGTTATACATACACTTACTCCTATAAATGGCACAACAAAATTCTACACTGGTCACTAATCTAACTAGACCTGGCCAGTCAAATAGCACGGGTGATTCTCGTGCCCTATATCTCAAGCTCTTTTCCGGCGAGATGTTCAAAGGCTTCCAGCAAAATGCGATCGCTCGTGACCTTGTCATGAAGCGTACGCTCAAGAATGGCAAGTCTCTACAGTTCATCTACACCGGTCGTACAACGGCTGAGTACCACACACCTGGCAACGCAATCCTCGGTAACACCGATGGTGCGCCCCCGGTGGCTGAGAAGACCATCACCATTGATGATCTGCTCATCTCTAGTGCATTTTTGTACGACCTTGATGAGACCCTTGCGCACTATGATTTGCGTTCAGAGGTGTCTCGCAAGATCGGCTATGCACTTGCAGAAAAATATGACCGTCTGATCTTCCGTGCTATCGCACGTGGAGCACGTCAGGCATCACCTATCACCAAGTCCAACTTTGTTGAACCCGGTGGTAC